TGGCTGTAGCTTTTTGGGATCTTCGAATACTCTAATATCTTCAAGCAAATTAAATTTACTTGCTCCAGAAGAACCTTTAAGCGAAAATGCAGAAGGCTATAGAGTATATGAAACTCCACAAAAAGACAAAACCTACTTCTTGCAGGCGGATGTTTCAAGAGGTCAAGGTATAGATTACTCTGCCTTTACCGTTATTGAAGGCTCTCAAGCCCCGTATAAAGTCGTTGCGTCATATAGAAATAATACTATAAGTCCGTTTAATTTTCCGACAGTCATACTAAATGCAGCAAAAGCTTATAATAATGCTTATGTATTAATCGAAACTAATGATTTGGGAGGGCAGGTTTCAAATATTCTTCACGCCGATCTAGAATATGAAAATGTGCTCATGACAAAGGTACTTGGACGAAAAGGACAAATTTTATCACAGGGTTTTGGTGGAGTTGGTAAAAATGAAATGGGTATACGTACAACTGCCCAAACTAAAAAAATAGGTTGCGCCATTTTAAAAAGATTGATCGAAGAAGATAAAATTTTATTAAATGATGAACGGATAATCTCCGAATTGATGTCCTTTGTATCAAAATCCAATACGTATAAAGCCGATGATGGTCAACATGATGATTTAGTGATGAGTTTGGTATTCTTTGCTTGGTTGACTAGACAAGAATATTATGCAGATCTAGTGGAACAGGCTAAATTTAATTACGAAGAAGCCACCAAACCAGAAGATGACAATGTTTTATTTGTCCCGGATCCCAAGAATGACGATGACGATGGAGAATTTATTGCGGGGGGTGCAGTATGGTATCCTACATAAGAATACTAAATATTTGGAAGAAAAGGGAACATAAATGCCATCACTCAGCTCATTCGTAAGCTCAAACCAATATTCCACAGAAAGCACTACATTTCCACTAATTGCGGGAATGTTGATGGGTAATACGTATAATCCTGGGATTACTTTTAATGGCTTTTCTGGGGCTGCTGGAAACGATCCAGGTGGTATTTTTGGTTGGTTAGTATATTCGAGAAGTAATTTTTATACACCGGCAAAAGGAACTACTGCCGCTCAATATATTGTTTATACTACTCCACAGGAGCTGGTTGGTGATTTAAACAAGCTATCTGGCATTACTGCTTGTTTGATTAGCAACCCAGGAGAGGGTGGCACCTACGGTTTCTTTGTGACAGCGGGAACTGAAGATAATATAATACAATTAAGCCCACTTCCAGCCGGAAAAGACTTTTTATATGCTATTGCATATCTTGCATATGGTGGACAGCTGGTAATTAGCCCAAATGTATCTGGTTTGGATCGCTACATTAGCGATTCTGAAACATATTTTGATGTTGTAATCGGTCAAGATGGGAAGACCTCCATGTGTCAATGGCTCATAACCCAGCCATACGCTGCAGGAATATTTCCAACAATACCTGATGCAACTGGTATCACCGGTGCCGGGTACACTATGCAAAATTATGCAACATTATTTGGAAATAGTTCCCTAGTGAGCGGAACTACCGTTGCAAATAGAATTTTTAATGTATGTGGATTGAACACGGTTAGCGATCTTGACACAACTTCTCTACTGTTTGGTAGCCAAATAACATACACCTTACCAGCGGTATGCGATGTGGGTGGAGCATTTACCAGATCAAAAAACAGAAATGAAACTTATTTAACAGTTGCTGGGGTAGACAGATCAACCATACTCAATGGTAATCTTATAAATCCAATTGACTGGAATAGCACGATTAAATCTACATTACGCAACAATAAAGTGAATTTCTTCGTAAACTATAATCCTAAATTTTTAGGTTCAGATATTGTTGGTGCAACTGCCACAGGTGCCGCTTTAACAAATTATGATAGAATTGGTCCGTCTCGCCTAAAATCTGCGTTGGAAGAAGCAATAACAACAATTGCACTAAAATATCTTTTTGATATCAACAACCCACAAACAAGAGCTCAGGTTACCGCCGAAGTACAGACGGCGATCGACCCATTTACTCCATACATAGACACTACAGCAACACAAATTATATGTGATGCGTCAAATAACGTGGATAATGCCTCCACACTGACCATTCAGGTAATCATCAAACCAATTTTGAGTATTGACTCCTTTGCAATCAATGTAACACTCACACAATAATGCCATCATTTAATAATAGCATAATTTCATTTAAGGAAGGATTTAACGGTGGAACGAGATCCAATCGTTTCGTAGTTATACCATCTTGGCCAAGCCAAATAACAATTCCCAATGAAGATGCTAGATTTAAAATTGTATCGGCATCATTGCCAGCTACTCAGGTCAATACAATAAGCATTCCCTACAGAGGAAGACAAATAACATTCCCGGGAGACAGACAGTATAGCACGTGGACTGTTGGCATTTATGATGATAATAACACAAATACTCTGTGGAAAGCGTTGCATAAATGGGGTGAATTTATGGATGGTCATGTCACCCATACCGTTAAAAATGATAACTTTTCATATAGTCAACTTCAAACTACATGGACCGTAAGGCAGTTGGATCAAAATGGTGGAATATTAAAAACCATTTATCTGTATAAATGCTGGCCATCGGTAGTCGGGCAGATAAATTTAGATATGGGTGAAGTTGGTTTTGTTGGTTTTAGTGCTACTCTTACTTACGATTACATCAAAATCGAAGATAACTTCAACAGTTAATATGCTAATAGAATTTAAAGACAATTTTTTTGGCGGTACGCGCTCAAACCGATATCGAATCTCGGGATCATTTCCAACAGGTGGTGGGTTTACAGATTTTCACGTTAGAGCCACAACCATACCACAAGCCGCTTCTCGTACTATAAGTTACGATTATTTTGGAAGAAAATACCATTATCCCGGTGAAAAAGATTATGGCACTTGGTCATTTGTTGTCTGGGATGACACGGGAAACAATAATTTGTGGGGAAGATTCCAAAAATGGCAGGATTTTATCAATAATCATGATACCAATATTTCTGCCATAAACTCTAGAGACTATAAAGCAGATAATTGGAATATACAGCACCTTGACTTAAATGGAAATGTTGATCCATTAAAGCAGTGGACTTTAAATGGTTGCTGGCCCGCAGGAATACAGCCAATTAATCTGAACATGGGCAATCCAAACGTGTTAAATACTTTTAACGTGATAATCGTTTTCGACTACATTCAAATTAAGGATATCACGGCAAACATATAAGGTGACATATGGAAATTGATTTATTTGGCTTTCAGTTTGGTAAAAAGAATGAGACTCAAAAAGAAAAAGAGTCTCAAAGTATTCAATCGTTTACTGCACCAGAAGTTTATGATGGTACGGTAACTGTTGAAGCTGGTGGATTTTTTGGAACGGTTCTCGATTATGCTGCTAGCATGCGAGACGAGCAAACTTCCGTAATTCAATATCGTAATATGTCGGTATATCCTGAATTGGATAATGCGATAGATGAAATCGTAAATGCATCAATAGTACCGGGAACAGACCACCGTCCAGTTAAAATTGATTTAACTAACTGCCCAATTTCTGATAATATTAAAAATAAAATTTATAGAGAATTTGATAAAGTATTGCATCTGCTAGACTTTAATCATAAATCCTATGAAATTTTTAGAAGATGGTATATTGATTCTAAAATTTATTATAACTTAGTAATTGATAAAGATCTTCCGATGGAAGGAATCAAAGAAATTATTCCAATTGATCCTTTGAAGATCAAAAAAGTAAGAAAATTAAAGAAAGAAATGGATAAAGGGGCAAATGGAACTCCTGTCCAATTGGTAAAGGATATAGAAGAATTCTACGTCTATACGAATACCGACAAAGAATCATATATCATGACAGGACCTCAAGGTCTTCATCTTTCCCTTGATAGTGTCGTTTATGTGCCTTCGGGGTTGGTTGATCTCAATAGCAAGCGCGTACTTGGATATCTCCACAAAGCCATCCGCCCACTAAACATGTTACGGCAGATGGAAGACGCTTTATTGGTTTATCGTATTGCTCGGGCACCAGAGAGAAGAGTCTTTTACGTTGACGTAGGTCAGTTACCAAAACAAAAAGCTGAACAGTACATGCGCGACATGATGAGTCGTTTCCGTACCCGATTAATTTACAATCAAGACACCGGTGAAATCAGAGACGAAAGAAAGTTTATGTCGGTTTTGGAAGACTATTGGCTACCTCGGAGAGAGGGTTCCAGAGGAACCGAAATCACAACACTCCCAGGTGCACAATCTCTTTCGCAGATTGAAGATGCGGAATATTTTAAGAAAAAGCTCTATGGTGCATTGAACGTTCCTCTTAGCCGTCTGCAACCAGAGAGCAATGGCTTTAACATGGGTCGGTCTACAGAAATTACTAGAGAAGAAATTAAATTTTATAAGTTTGTAGATCGGCTCCGTTTTCAATTCTCCAAATTGTTCATGGATACCCTCAGAGTTCAGCTGTTGTTGAAGGGAGTCATGACCGATGACGACTGGAGAGAACTAAAGACGGATATTAAATTTGTATTCAATACAGACAATTATTTCTGGGATCTCAAAGAAGCTGAAATCTTGGCAGAACGGCTTAAGATGCTTTCTTATGTTGAACCTTATATTGGAAAATATTTCTCCACAGATTATGTAAAAACTCAAATTTTGAGATATTTACCAGAAGAGCTGAAAGAATTAGAAAAACAAATGGCCACGGATCGTCAACGAATTGCCCAAGAACAGGCAGCTCTTGCCGCTCAACAGGCCGCACAGGGACAACCACAGGGATAACATGAACAACGTAACAGACTTACTAATCAAGCATGGGATTGAAGGATTAATTTTGGAGGATGATAATTCATTTAAACAAAATTTAATTCAAGCTCTCACCATGAAGCTTAATGAAAATTTTAAAGAATTAAAATTAGAGGTAAGTCAAAAATTATTACAATCAACAAAAATTACCGAAGAGTCAGAACATTTAAATAAGTTTGTTGAGTTTATTGAAAATTTTAAACCAGGAAATTATACATTTAAAAATGCATCAAATCTAAATATTTCCGATTCAGATATACAATATATCAAAAAATTATTTGAATCGCTGAACCCAAAAAATCGAAATTTAATGGTTTCAGAGATATTTGAAGACAAAACAAAATTTGTACAAACTTTAGAGTTTGCCAAAAAAAGCAAGAACCTACTATGAAAAACAATATCCGCCAAATGCTAAAAAATGTTATTGAAGAAAATGCTGTAAACTTCAAGGACCAGACTTCCAAGGTTCTTTACGGTAAAGTTGGAGCTCGTCTTCAAGAACAATACAAGACAGTTGCCAAGAAAATTCTTTCAAAGAAAGACGCCTAATGAAGCTTATCACCGAGTTAACAGAAGACATCAAATACATTAAGGAAAATGTAGGCAACGGAGAGAAGACATACTTCATTGAAGGTGTTTTCATGCAAGCCGAAACCAAAAACCGCAATGGGCGCGTCTACCCACACAACACCTTGTTAAAGGAATGCAAGAGATATATCAATGAATATGTCAACAAAGGTCGTGCTCTCGGTGAACTAAACCACCCATCTGGTCCAACTGTAAATCTTGATCGT